TTCCCACATTGGCTGCGGAGCCTGTGGATGTGAGTATGACAGCACTTGTTGTTGATTTTGGGCTAAGATTGGTTGGCATTAAAGAAATTCCCTCTCCCATTAAATAGTAAAGAGCGCTGCAAAACTCAATGCATGAAAACGTTTATTTTATGCAGTTGCGTTATTGGTTTTCTTTTTGGCTGTTTTGCGTCGTCGTGTTGACGTTTTTTTGGCTGTTTTAGGAGCCGCTTTCTTTGGAGCCTTCAGTTTTGTCTTCTTCGGGGTAATTGTAGCGGCTTTAGCCTCTATGGTTTCTGAAACTGTCGGTGCAGGCGCTGGTGTGGCTTTGGGCGCCATTATTGGGGTAGCAGGCGTGGTGGTAGGTTCTGGCGCTAGCTTAACAGGCTCAGGGCTACTCAGGACTACTTCCTCCACTGGTGCGGTTGTTGTGGCGGCGTTTCTGTTGTTTAACATTCTCATTCGAGGGTGTTGGCTGTGCTTTTTAGCAAACTTCTTAGTTGCTGACAGCATTCTTCTTTTCTTTCCCATTTGGAACTCCTATGTGTTTAGTTCAACAGTAAATAGTAATCGCGGGTGCAAAAATCTCAAAAATTTGCGGGCGGTATTTTTGGGGGGATCGACATTTTCAAGAAAAAACCCTCATCCGAAGATGAGGGGAAAATTTTAAATTTATTCCAACAGTCGTTAAGCTATTAGCTGACGGCTGCAGAGAACGGGGTAGCTTCTGCTCCAGAAGTAGTTGTTGCACCGGAAACGATCCACTGGTTAGAAGCAATATCAGTCAATTCAATCCAGTCGCCAATGGCTACTCCGCCGGTCGTTGTGCCATTAAGTGTAATGGTGTCAGAAGCGGCGGCGGTTACCCAAGGCTGCGCTAAATCGGGAGTGTCACCTGTAGACGCAGTGGTGAGTTGGCCGTCGATTGTATCATCAGCATTGGCAACTTGAACCGTGTATGCAGCTGACATCGCGCTGACGGTACCCACCACAATCTTGTAGTGCGCGCCGCTCCCGGTTGCTGCCGGAAGAGTCACTGTCACTGCAGTACTACCTGCATCTGCTGCATTCAATACGATAAGCTTTCCGGAATCGCCGATGACGAGACTTGCTGTAGCTGTGACAGACTTAATAACTTTTTTACGCGTTTGAAGCGCATTTTGATTTTCGTTAATCAGGCTACGAATTCGTGCCCAACCTACTCTTTTGGTTCCCATAATATATTTCTCCTTATATGAATATTAATTAGGTCAATTAACGAAGAGATTTCTCCCCTCGCATATAAGTAGCTCTTAGATACAGGAAAGCCCCCGTTAAAAACGGAGGCTTTACACTGTGCATTACGTTTCTAGTGTTTAACCAGTAGCGCCGGCTTGACCGATAATGCCCTGAACCACAACCAATCCGTACATATCTGGACGAACCATCTTCTTGGCGTAGCGAGTCATCACACCCTTGCGAGGCACGAAGTCTTCGACACCGAAGATTGTTGGTGTAGTCTGCAGTGGTACGTATGGTGCGTACACGTATCCGCTTTCAAGGAAAGAGGAGCCGCGGCGTCCAACGAGAATCACGTTGCGCAGGAAGTAAGGATCAACGATAACGTCGAACTTCTTACTCATCGAACCCACCTTAACAGCACCAACGGAACCAACCTCGTCATCATGTGTGACGGAGGCACGGAATCCAGCGGTGAACTCAAGGATGTTGGCAACTTCTGGTCCACAGACGATGAAGTTGGCACCACCACGAAGAGTCTTGCGGTGAATTTGAGCAGATACATCATTGATGGTTTCTGCAAGAGTCTCATACCACTCAGACACGGTACCAGTGAAGTCGGGAGCCGCAGAGCTAGCGCCGATTTCAGCACCAGTTTCACGGTTCACGAAGAGACCGGGGGAACGTGACCAGTAGTAAGTACTAGCAGTCGCACCATTAACGAGATCGCCAAGGATCTCGCGATCAATTTCAAGAGCAATTTGCTCCGAAAGGATCGATGTAAGCTCAACCTCTGCATCAAGGTTGTGGTAGGCGTTAAGATCTTGCCCTAACTCCGGAGTCCACTTAGCCTTGAGCTTCTTGGTTTGAGCGGTGACAGCCACGGAATCAACTTTGATGTCGATCTCGGGGATTTCAGCGCTTCCTTCCAAGCCCCAGATTTCCTGACCGGTAACAGCACCAACAGATTGACCTGCAGCGATGTCATCGATAATTGGGAACTCTAAGCCTAAAACACTGGCGCCATGGCGTCCCGGAGACGTAGTGTTAACAGTCGATGCAAAATACAGATACAACCCACCGCCGTTTCGATCAGAACCGGTTGGATTCTGAGTCAGACGACGAAGCTGCTGAGTGTTTGACGTGGTAAGACCCAAGCCAGTGAGTGTCCCAACATCAGCAATAGAAGCAGTGATAGCTCCCAAGTTGTTGTAGTCGAGTTGCGATCCATTATTGTTTGAATCGATATGTCGTTTTTGCAACTCCAACTTAAGAACATAAGTGGAAGAACCACTGAGTGCCTCAAGATCTGGATCAAATTGCTGCGCCTTAAGCTGCGCTGCTGTTTCGTTACCAACAAGCCAACCTGAAGCAGTTGCAGCAGATGCAGTGAGTAACATCGAGCCAGTGGGGGATGCATATGAATAACCACGTGCACCAACAGTACGAGGACCGGAAAGATCGCCACCAAGCGAACCAACAAGATCCAAACCACCGGTGATCTCAGAACCAACACGGTTACCACCATAAATGGACTTGTCTGCCGTGTTACCCATTCTGGCTGCCATAGTTCCACTCGCTCCGATGTTCGGTGAGAACACAAAGTCAAGGAAGAAAATCAGTCCCGAGGGTAAGCTCATGGGCTGAACAGAGACAAGATCGTTTGCGATCAAGCCTGCGAATACACGACGTACGATGGGGAACGCGACGGCTGCAAAGCCCTCAACATCACCAGCGCTCATGCTGCTGCTTTCGCGGAGCAGTTCTTTTGCTTGGTTTTCAAGCAAGCGAGCCATGGCAGTTCTTGAACGATCCTTGGTAAGACCCTCCAACAAACCAGTCTTCTCCCATTTAGAAAGAAGAGCTGAGCCTTCGGCGCGCATATCACGATTGACAACTCCTTCGGTCAATCTTTCGATAATACTAGACATTTTAAATCACCTCCTTTTTTTTATAAATTATGATTATTTTATTCCAGCTAGTCTTTTCATCCTATCCTGTAACGGATCGGATGAAGGCTTCTCTTCACGAGAAGCCCTTAGAACAGTAGAACGACGACCAATTGCTTCGCTCAGTGATTGTGGGCTTCTCTTAGGAGCAGCCTCCACTGTGCTTTGAAGCGTATCATATATCGTACGTGCTTCTGCTACTGAACCGGCGCCAGAAATAGCTTCGACAATTTTATCTTTTTGTCGCTCATTCAAGGAGGCATTTCTCAATACTCGGTTCGTATAAAGCAAGCGAGCGTTAGAAAGGTTTACATCATGTAAACTTTCCTTCAACTCTACTGTTGCTTGCTTATATTTATTGTTGTGCTCGGTGAGTTGGTTATTTTCAAATACCAACTCTTCGTGAGCTTTCTTCAAATCTTTTAATTCTTCATCGACATCTGTGCTACGTCGGTGGGCGAGAGCTTTCTCAATCTCCCATCGCATGCTTTCAGATGAGCGTCCCGCCCATCCCGAAAGAGTAGCACCCATGTCTACGGTAAGTCTTTCCATCACCGCGTCTACAAGGGAATCCATGTCTGTGTTTTTAGCTTCGGGATCTTCCTCTTCCTCTTCAGCGAGGTTAGCAAGTCCCTTCATATCTTTATCATCGGCATCTTGTTCGCTGGCGGGATCGTCAACAGTTAACTCAACTTCTTCAAGTTCTTCTTTGGTGGCGGCGCCTAAAGTTTCCGCTACCATCGCAGCAATATTCTCTTCAGAAATGTCATATTCCTCTTCTTCTTGCAGTGCTGCTGTCAATTCGTCGACGCTCTCTTGAAGGGCACCAAGATTGATGTTAAGTTCCACATCTTGTCCGTCTGCTGGGAATGAACCCAAATTTTTGCCATCGAGATCCGCGAAGCCGTTGGTGGCTCCCAGCGGGATATCATCTTCCGAAATCTCTTCGGCTGGCTCTTCTGTCTCTGCCATGGGATCGAGCGGCTCTTCCATTGGTGGCATGGCGGCTTCTTCGCCTCCCACTGGCACCTCTGAATCTGGGCCCATGTCGGCATCAAGCTCCACAGGCGGTGGCGCTTCGGGCTGCTCTAGCAATTTCTCCAAGGTATCTCTCACTTCTGTAGAGTATTTCTCAATTACAATCGTTTCGGCGTTTTTTAACGCAGCATCTCTCAATGCTTTTGCATCGACTATGGCTTCACTAAGCAAATTAGACATGTAGTATCTCCTGAATCACAACATATTTCAAAAATAAATAGTATTATAGTAGATGAAAACCCATTTTTTTAATGCGGCTTAAGATTAGAATACTTCTCTATCATCATATTCCCAAATACAAGTTACATTGGTATTCCCGGGAGAAGCCTGACATTGTATAGAGACACCCACAATCTGATTAGCTGTAAAATGATCGGATGTGCCGGAAAAGTTGATGTTGTATGCAGTGGCGGCGGATGGGGATGATTGGGTTACATGCTGGATGATTGAGCCTCCAACATCAAAGTCTGTCGTACCGTCGCTGCCTACCCAGATGCTGGCGGTGACAGTTGTGGTGGCATTTGCGCTGCGGAAAGTCGCTCTCTTTAATCTACCCGAGAAAGGTGCCACAAATTGATTCTTCTCTTGGGCGGCGGTTGTCTTGTCTGTGTTTCCTGCGCCCATGGGCAAATATGCTGCGTTGGTGGCGCCATGATTGAAGTAATGTGACGTCACCTCTAATCTCTTAGCTGATCTCAACGATCCACTGACTGTAAGATCTCCGGAGATTGCTGCCGAGCCGGTCACAGAAAGTGTATGGGTTGGAACTGCAGTGCCGACACCAAGTCTATTGTTTGTGTCATCATACACAAGTTCAGCTTCGCCGCCAAAGGCGCCACCATTGTTGTATTGAACTTGTCCATCAGAGCCGCCGGGCGTTCCACCACCGCCACCAGTTATTTCTACACCATCAGCCCAGAAAGAAGAGGCAGAAACAGGGAGCGAACTCGAAATGTGTGTAGCATTTATAACTGTATGTTCGGTGTGAAGCGTGGATCCTGTAATTCCACTCGAAGCAGAAAGCTGATTTCCTACAACAACGTTACCGCTACCTGATATAGCAAAGGCAGGGCTCTTAGTATCGCTCTTGGTTGACATAAGAACATCGGCGTCGGATCCGGTAATATTGAATTTAGCGTCCAAGTGAACGCCGCCTACTGTAACCTTGCCGGATCCGGTTACTGCAAAGATCGTCTCGTAGAAATCGCTTCCCATCAGACACAATACTTGCGATTCCGTTCCGCTAACGTGCAGTTTGTGAGGTGTATCAACGTTGGTGCCGATCTGGAGACTGCCAGTCACGTTTATTATGCTGTTAGCTCCCTTTACAGTCAGCTTGGTTCCATCAAAAGCAAGATCAGCCTCGCCTTGTACAGTCGTGGCATCCACCGAAGTTATGATCCTGTTATCTCCGGAGGTGTTATAAGTAGAGATAGCAGCCGAGGGTAGTCCCGTCAATGCGGAACCATCGCCAGCAAAAGATACCGCGGCTACAGAACCTGAACACTTAATCTGATCAGCCGATAGCACACCCGAACCCGACATGTCGCCCGTTACAGAAAGTGTCGTGCCATCGAAAGTGAGATTGGCTTCGCCCTGAACCGTTGTCGCGTTAACCGAAGTGATGACTCGATTGTCGGTTGAATTATTATAAGTTGTAATAGCTGCTGATGGCAATCCTGTGAGATTTGCTCCGCTTCCATAGAAAGCAGAACCAGATATGTTAAGTGAACTTGAAACGTGAATAGCATCTATAACTGTATGTTCGGTGTGTAGCGCGGATCCGGTGATCCCACTAGAGGCAGAGATTTGTCCGGAGCCCGTAATGTGAGCGTATTTAACACCAGCGCCGTATAATTCAAAACCCCTGAAGGATGCGTTTCCAGAGCCAGATATATCGGTTGTAAAAATTCCCGCACCTATGGAGGAGGCGATGATACTCCCGGTTACGATGAGAGAGCCTGTGACACCTCCTATTTTTACGTCTTTGCCATCAAACGTGAAGTTGTTAGATCCAGCAAAGCTTCCGCCACTGTTATATTGAACCTGAGTGGTGGAGCCGCCGGGGGTTCCTCCTCCGCCACTTACTTGAACCCCGTCTACCCAAAAGGAAGATGCTGAAATAGGCATTGACGAAGACAACAATACTGATGCGGTGATCGAAGTCGTCGAGATTACCATGTTGTTGGCGCCACCGGCTCTTAATGTGATAGAGTCATTTTCAAAATCTATCTGAGTATCCTCTGGATCGTTCTCGTATCTTATGTCGCCCGACATTTGACTGCCTGTCGTACTGTTATATGCCATTTGTTATTTCTCCATTTATATTAAGTAGAATTCAGCTGCCGTTACTACCGATAATCCACCAGTTTTCACCATCGCATTGCAAAGTGCGGCTTGAGTAGTTCATCTTAACTGTGATCTCGTTGCTAATCTCTACTCTGCCGTCTTCACAAGTTATCTTAAGAGTGTTAGATGCTAGCTTATACTTATTGGCGTCAATTTTTTTAACTACAAGAAGTCTTCCCTCGTTATTGCAAGGCGTTGGCAACTCTATATTGACTGAATTTTTAGATGTATCGCAAACAATTGTGTAGTCTTCGGGATCAACTGCATAGTTTTTGTCAGTCGTTTTAGTTATGTTTTTATATACAGCGCCATTACACCGCAAAGCGATCGCAGTTGAGATTTCGTGAGCCTTTACTTTCCCAGATATCTCCATTGTATTGTGTTTATCATCAAACATTAGATTAGGAGATGCAGCAAATCCTGCGGTACCTCTAAATTGAATTTGGTGTTTTTCGCCGGCGGCTTGAGGCATCTTAAGGCGAATATAATTATCATATAGATTTTGTAGTGTGGTGCTGGTTGTCTTGTTCCGCGATATGTCCGCCACCATTAAAACATCTTGATCACTTAAATTCTGGCCGCCTGTATTGATTGGAGGGGTGAGTGCTGGATTTATAAGCAACTTATTAGACTTAAGGGCGAGTCCACTATTTGGCTGCAGAGCTAGCGATAGGGAGCCGTCCTCTACTTGAATGCCGTGCGAAGCCTTTATCTGAAGGGATCCTCGGACATTGTGCAATCCTGCGCCATGATTTATATACTTGGCACTTATTTCAGCGTCGAACTGGTCGGGCGGAATATTAGTTAGCCCAGCGGCGGATCCTCTAAGAGTTTTGGCGACAAGATTATAGGTTGTTAACGTGTCTCCATTAAATCTTAATTTTCGATTTGTGGCAGCTTCGCCGTTGCCATCCCATACCATTACGCCGCCGACGGTTTGACTTTTAACTTTTTGGACTGCGATGTCTTTTATCGTTGCGCAGGGGCTTTGTGCATCAGTGTCGTAAAAAACACTAGCACTGATTGCGTTTTTAAATATTTTAACGCCTCCGATCTCTTGATTCGCGTGTTGATCGACGGAGCCGTCTACTTTGCCTTTTAAAACGTTATATGCCATTTTTTATCCTCATCACCAATAAATAGATAATTTCTGTTTATTAAGCACATAAAAAAAGGATGCCCCCACAGGGAGGGCATCCAAAGGAATCCAATATAAAATATCGGAAAGAATGATTAGACGATTCGCCAATCAGCAGTATTGCCAGCAGTAGCAGCAATAAGGGTTACTGCGCCATAGTTGGAACGCATCGAGATTGTTGCGAGACCGTCAATTGTTTGACTACCGTGACCGCGGTTAATGATAATCTCTTTACCAGCAGCGATTGTATGTGCCTTGATGACACAAATATCACCTGCAGTTGGCGTCGCAGGAAGCGTAACCGTAGCATCAGCGACAAGAGCCGCAAAGTAGTTGAGACCAACAGCAACAGTGTCGCCGGATGCAATAGGAGCGCGAGACATACTGTCACCACCGGTAGTATCTACCGAGAAGACACCATTGGTAGCTGTAACACCAGAACCAGCCATGCGCAAAGCAACTTCAGTAAAAGTTGACTTTACACTACCAGACGCATTAGACAGAATTGCAAATGAATCGTTGGCAGGAGTGACGTTGGCATACGCAGGAAGCTCGTTAAGATCGAGCGAGAGCGAGCCAGTGGATGCATTGAGTCCTACGCCAGCCATGTCGATCACGACATTAGCACGAGTGCGAACTTGAAGATCGCCAGTTGCGCTATCGCGACCGACGAAGAAGTCAGCAGCGCCGAAGCTTGCAGCACCGACGTTTGGTACGTTGATAACAGCATTTGCCATCTCAACAGCACCACTAACGTTCAAAGTGCTCTCTAGAGTGGTAGCACCGACAGCAAGCAGAGTGCTAGAAGCCGAAAGGCTAGTAGCGGTAATAGCAGCGAACTTAGCGGCACCAGCATTGCTGAAGCCCCAAGCATCTCCGCCACCAGTACGAACAGCGGTTGAACCGGTGAGCGTAGTACCAACGACATTGCCGGTAGAGGTAAGAGTACCTGCTTGCATCGTCGCACCACTAATGTGAGCGGAAGAAGCGATAGCAGCAACAGATGAGATCGAGCCTAGGCTAGATGCACCAGTTGAAGTGATTGCGCCGCAACCAACAGTGCCTAAGCCGCTAACGTTTCCGGAATCGTCGAAGGTGTAGTTACCATCAGAGAAAGTACCGTTAATCGTAAGGTTACGAAGACCGGTAATATCAATGTTAGCGTCAGCAACAAGCGCCTTAGAAGCTTGGGCTGTACCGATAGTGCTGACGTCGGTATAGTTAAGCTCATCAGCAGTTGCAGTAACAAGTGCACCACCCAACTTAAGACCGTTCGTTCCATCGTGAGATGCAAGATCAAAGTCATAAGCGCCGTCTGCCTGTATGGTATCACCATCAGCGGAAAAAGTCCACAAGCCAGCCACAGAATCGGGACCGAGAGTAGAGCCGTCATCCATCGAGATGGACGCAACACTAAGCAAGCCACTAGCAGCAAGAGTGGTAACACCCGTAAGAGCGCCATTGATCGAAGTAGCGGCAAACTTGGCGACACCAGCATTGCTGAAGCCCCAAGCATCTCCGCCACCAGTACGGATCGCGATGGAACTAGAAAGTGTGCTGCCCGCGAGCACCGTGCTATCGAAAGTACATGCACCTTCGATGTGACCGGTACCTGCAACCTGTAGATTGCTGCCGAAGTCAGCAGTACCAGAACCAGAAACGTTACCGGTATCTTTGTTGATACTAAATTTGGTAACTCCGGAATCGTTTAGGACAGACATACTGCCTGAACGTACGAGGGAGCCGCTTAAGCTAGCGGGCCCCACTTGAAATTTATAAGCCATTTATAAAACCCTCCATATTAATTAAGTTTTTTTATGGTTAATCTGAATAAGACGCACTTATCCAGATTTGAGCCGAGTCATGAGACTCCGCTCGTCTTTAAGTAGTGTGAGACTGTAGAGAACAGTGTCAGTAAATAAAGTATTTATCGGCGCCGTTACAATAAAGCTGAACTGATGCATAGGGAGACTTCAAAACAACCGAATTTGCGCCGTCGATTGTATCGCCTCCAGAGGCGGCGATCGTTATATGATTAGAGGCGGCGGCTCCCCCTTCATCTTTTACGACGAACGTTTGCCCGCTCATAACACTTGCCGCGGAGGGTAGTGTGAGTTGTACTGCACCTGGGTTGGTATCGGTACCAACAAAATAATCTAGAGTGGTAATTGTGTAATCATCGTTAATGGCTCTTCGTTCTAATTTTATACCCCCGCCGACTCTAAGGACATCATTACGAAATACCAGATCAGCGGATCCGCTTATGGTTCCGTTTGAAGTGTGGAACTGTACCGAGCCGGACGGTCCTTGTCCCGAGGCGTTTCCGCCAGATCCAGTTACATTCGTAAGATACCTACCATCGCCATATAAAAAAGATGCGGATAACCCTATGCTAGCTGTTAAGTGCCCGGTAATATTTAGGGTTGAGCCATCGAAAGTTAAATTGCCTTCGCAAGTGAGAGTGTTTGCATCTCCGCCAACATTAGTTAATATAGAGTTATTGGTGGCATTAGAAACGCGCGGTACATTGATTATACTAGCGCCATCAGATGTGCTCAAGTTTCCAGAAACAACGTTGGCAACAATCGAACCACTAGCCGGCACATAATTTTGTGCAGCAATTAAGGTTCCCGATATCGCGTTATAAGCCATTTCAGCAGTCTCCTAAACTAATTAGAAGACAAACCAATTGCTTCCGTTTGAATATAAACTAATAGCAGGATTAGATCCTGTCAATATATAAAAGCTACTATTATCAATATTATATCCAGCTGAACAAGTGAGGCGGATATTTGTTCCGCCGCGACCAACGACTTCGTCCTTAATAATCAAAATGGCGCCGGATCCATATGTAGATGCGGCGGGGATATTAATCTCAACGTTATTATTGAGACTCACTCCTAAAATATAACTTGGGACGCTAGCGGTAGCTTTAGCAGCAGTGACAGGAGTATACATTCCGCGGAACCCCCTCACGCTAACTGTCTCGGTTGTATTATCGGCTCTCAGTATTACATTGCCGGCAACCTTGGCGACTTCTAAGCTACCCGTACGGATGTGCCTGTCATCGTTAGAATTACCAAAGTATGTGGAGCCCGTTGAGTCGATTACAGTTACATTATCAATATGATAATGACTTGCGGAAATTGTTCCACTTACAATTAGGGTTCCTGTAAGAACCAGACTATTGGCTGCATATGAGCCATACGCCGCGGTATGGTACATAAAATTCAAAGTGCCGGAAGTATTTCCAGCACCCGTAAGAAACTGCACTGATCCTGTCGGTCCGTATGCGCCACCGTCATCGGAACCGGTGCAATTTACATATGCCCAGCCAAACTTAGCCATGGGCTTATCCTACTCCGGCTGAACCTGACCAGCTCGCTCCGTAGTCGGTGGATACCTTAGCCGGCTGAATTGAAGTTAAGCCGGCGATTACATCAGCCTTCGCTGAGCCCGAGAGCCAGATTTCCGAAACTTTAAGCTCAAGGCGTACGCTGCCCGGGCCCCCGGCGTTGGCAAACTGCTTGCCGACTTCAAAATAATTACCAAGCGATAGCCCTCGTTGTGAGAATCCCACTTTTAAATTGTCGTTCGCATCCCAATTATTGATAACCACCCATCTGGTAACAGAGGGGAATGTAATCTTGGTGGCAGTTTGAACATCTACGGAGCCTGTAGCCCACGGGATGCCGCTTACTTGATAAGCGGGTGTGTGGTTAAGTCCAACAGGAATGTGCCATGAAGGTGTAAAGTTTGTGTCTGCCATTTAAAATCTCCGTTATTTGCTCAAAGGTAAATAGTCACCTATTTTTTCTATTGCGCCTTTCTTCTGCTCTTTGTTTCTTTAACTCATCGCGGCGTCGGCGGCGATCGGCTTTGGCGCGCTCTTCTCTCTTTCTAATTGATGGTTTTTTATAATACTTTCTATCTTTTATCTGTTCTACTATTCTTTCTTTTTTTGTCTTCTTGATGAATCTTCGAATCATTCGCTCATGGTTGCCGCGGCATTCTTTTGAGGTTACTAAAACGTTTGCTTTCGTTCGGGGCATTTTTATTTTAAAGCCTCCCACAAGCGTCCGGCGTTGCCCACGATAGAACTAATATCGACTCCAGCGTCCCTAGGATCACCTAAATCAACTGAGCCGGGCTTTGCTTCTGCTGCCTCATAACCACTCAAGGGCTGTGTATTTTCAAACAAATTAACGCCGTTATATGCATCGTTGCCGATTGCATCCATTAATCTCTTCCTTTTTTCAAGTGCCGCCGCGTTGTTCGTTGGTGCGGGGGTGCTTGGTTTAGGCTCTTGCTTGGGGGCGCGCGATTCTACCACCATGTTGGTATTCGCCATTCCACGCGCAACTTCCGAAACTATATTTGATAATACGCCTTCTTCGAGCAAAACTTCGTTAATGCATTCCTTAACCAAGGGTTTGATAATTCTTTTTAAATCATCCTTCTTCATCTAAAACCTCATTTAGTAATCTGTTAAGACGATCTGCACGCGTGTGCACAACCGAATTGTTTAAGTCTTTAGCTTCGCGCATCATGAAGGCGCCGGGAGTAGAGGGTTCCGATACCATATCGAAACATATCAGCTGGAAATCATCTTCTACGATGGTTTGCCCGTCAGTCTCCGATACCGATCCCATCCCTCTGGATGAGACACCAACTGTCACGCCGCCGTTGACTAATTCTTGTAGAATCTTGCCGGAAGGGGTGTCTAAAACTTTGATCTTGCCCATTACATTTTTGTCTTCCATCCATATCGCCGTTACCGAATGAGAAACATTTCTTAAATTAATAACAGAATCATCTGGATGATCGAGTTCTCCCAGTGCGCGGTTTTCTTTTACGAGTTTTTGGTAATTTTGAACTTCTCGCACCATTGTTTGATGTCTGTAGACGCGTCCGTTGCCATTCTGAGTTTCTGTCATCTGCATGATGCCCGACAAAATCATACCACCGTCAGCGACATAACGCTTCTCGTCTTCTGTAAGAAGATCTTGGCATATGCCGCCGTCACATAAGGCGTAGTACTCTCTTAATAGCTTTTTAGACATTCTATTCTGCTTCCTGATGCTCGCGGTATCCTTGCTGGATGCTACCAACTGAACCTTTGACATTGCCGCTTGATTTGTATCTCTTTGCAATGTCCGCTAAAGTCTTGATTGTATCATACAACTCTTGATCCTTGCTCGCCCCTGAGAGTAATCCCATCTTTTTAGCGTTGGCTTGAATCGTCTCCAGCGGGCCCATAAGGGCGGCGTACATCTGTTTAGCTTGGCCGGCGGCCGCCATGTCCTGGGCGCCGATAGCACCAGCGACTTTGGACTGGAGTGCGCCTTGCGCCTTGCGCGCATATCTGCCGGCGCCTCGTGCCATTCGACTGAGCACACCCTCATCGATCTCGCCGGATTCTATCATCGCTTGAATTTCTTCATCGATAAGTCTTTTAATTTCTGATTCTGTTAATTTCATTTTAGCTAACTCCCTTTGCAGCAATGTCTAACTGGCTGGAGCATCCATTTATTTGTCCAAATATTTGTGTTCATATTTAATCCCTTCGTCTCCAAAAACCATGTTTAAAATATACGATGTTCCCGATGACAGCCAACCTAATAAAAAGAAATTGGCTACAGAAACGTCAAAATTAAATAGTTCTGTAAACGGGGAAAGTAGCATTAAAAACCAACCTACATGAAATCCTATGCACATTGGACATTTAAATAAATCTCCAAGCCTTCCTTTCGTTGGTCGTACTTTGTTAAATATCTTCCCATACACCACTACCTGCGTAAGCCCATAGGCGGCAAGTATAAATGTTAATAATTCCATGTTTCCTCTATTAAAATGTATACATGTAATCCAGAGCGTAAGGATCTCTGATGTATCTGTTGGAGATCGAGCCCTGATCGGTTGATTGCGGGACTTCACCCAGTTCTGTCGAGTCAGTTTTATCTGGGTGTACCAGTTCTCCATCTTCCATAGAAATGATAGCTTCCGTATTTTCAAAATATGGACGCTCTTCTTCTATGAATTGAGAAATATTAATAAGTGCTAGCTTTGGACCACTGATGTCTGGGGTGGATGATTCTTGAATTGTTGCTTCGAGCGCTCCATAAAATGAGCCGGCTTGAACAGACTCTGGGGTAAGAATCCCC